CCGCGTCCGTCGGGGCGTCTTTCAAATCGGCGGCTGTGAGCGCCCGCGACCACATCCTGAGCATCGGCCCGGTGAACAAGCTGGTGTATTCGGAGATGGCGGTGAACGCCCGGGCCGGGGCCGCCGCAACCGCATCATCGGTGCAAACCTACGCCACCGCCGCACGCAACACCTACGCGCAGATGCGGGAAAACAGCCGCCAGGCAACAGACTCTTCACAGTCACTCACCCGCTCTATCCTGGGCAACCGTGACGCAATGGACAAGCTCGCCTCCGGTAGCGCTATCGCCGGGGCCGGGCTACTAGCCGCGTTCGCTCTACCGGTGAAGGCTTTTGCAGATTTTGATGCGGCCATGTCCGGCGTGCAGGCCGCAACGCATGAAAGTGCGTCGAATATGGCGCTGTTGCGTGAGGCCGCGATCAAGGCCGGTGCGGACACGAAATATTCGGGTACTGAGGCTGCATACGGTATCACGGAGCTTGCTAAGGCCGGTGTGGAAACATCGGACATTCTGAAAGGCGGCCTTGATGGTGCCCTGTCTCTGGCGGCGGCCGGTGAGCTTCGTGTCGGTGACGCCGCAGAGCTGGCGGCTACCGCACTGACACAGTTCAAGCTTAAGGGTAGCGACCTGAACCACGTGGCAGACCTGTTGGCTGCTGGTGCTGGTAAGGCGCAGGGTAGTGTCGGTGACCTTGGTTACGCTTTGAAACAGTCGGGTTTGGTGGCCGCGCAGACCGGGTTCAGTATCGAAGAGACCGTTGGCGCCCTAGCCGCGTTCGCATCGGCGGGCCTCATTGGCTCCGATGCGGGTACGTCGTTCAAGGTCATGCTGCAGAAGCTGCAGAATCCGTCCAAGGAGACGGCGGAGACAATGAGCGAGCTGGGCCTTAGCCTGTACGATAACCAGGGCAAGGTTAAGAAGCTCTCGGTGTTCGCGGGCGAGCTGAAAGCCGCTCTGAAAGGAATGACGGCCGAGCAGCGCGACGCAACCCTAGCGCAGATTTTCGGTTCTGACGCTGTGCGTGCCGCCGCCGTGCTCTATGAGCAGGGGCAAGACGGTATCCAGGGGTGGATTGATAAGGTCAATGACTCTGGTTACGCGGCCGAGACAGCGGCTATCGCGCAGAACAACCTTAAGGGCGACCTTGAGAAGCTGGGCGGGTCTATCGAGACGCTTTTCATCAAGTCCGGTTCTGGTGTGGCTGACGCTCTACGCCCGGCCGTGCAATGGCTGGACAAGCTCGTTGATGGTCTTTCGCGTGTCGATTCTGGCACGCTCACAACGGTTCTCACCATTGGGGGTATCACTGGTGCGCTGCTGCTGGCTGTGGCTGGTGCCGCGAAGTTCGTTACTATGGTGCACGCTACACGCACGGCGCTAGTTGAGCTAGGTTTAGCCGGGCGCAGCGCCTCAGCCGGTGTAGCCGCATCTAACGCCCAGATGGAGGCGGGGGCCGCAAGCGGTGGTAAATTCTCCGGTGTGGTAGGGAAGCTGGCCCGTGGATTCGGCTACCTCTCCCTAGCTGTAGCTGGTGCTGAGGCGATAGCTACACCTTTCAAGAACCTTAACGCGCAGACACCGGGCGTGGAGAAAATGACTAACGCCCTATCTGAGAGCGGCGGTGAAATGAACCGCATCAACGACATTTTCAAAAACGCGGAGTTCACGAACGGGCGCGGCCGGTGGGCCATGCACGGCACCGAAGAAGGCATCAACGGCATCAACGACGCACTGAAACGCCTCAGTAACCAAACCGCGTTCGACGGGTTTAACGGCATGGTGAACAACATCGTCGGCTCTAAAGGTTCGTTCGATCTGCTCAAGGATAGTGTGTTGCAGGTGGACGAGGCGTTGGCGAAGATGTACGGTGAGAATCCGCAGCGCGCTACCGCGCTCTTCAAGCAGATAGCGGACGAGGCGGAGCATTCGGGTGTGAGCGTCAGCAAGATAACCGAGCTTTTCCCGAAGCTTGGGCAGGCTGTCACCGACTACGCCAATAAATTGGGTGTAGCGCTCACCGATGAAGAGAAATTCCAGGCGATGAAGGGTCAGCTGCCCGAGAAGCTGAAAAAGGCCGGGGCATCCCAGGAAGAGCTGAACAAGAAAATCAAGGAGGGCACGGCCGCTACCAGTGAAGCCACGGACGCTATCGGTGAGAACACCAAGAAGCTGGACGAGAACGGCGAAGTGGTAGAAAAGGTTGAATCCCTGCTATCTGATTTCGCTAAGGCATTCGACTACTTGGGCAAGGGCTTCCGATCCTACAACGATTCGATGGGTTCATACTATGAGTCGCTTGAGAAGCTGGCGGAGGCGTTCAAGAAAGGCAAGACCGCATCCTACGAGATGGGTTACGGTTTCGATAACGCTTCTAAGAGCGGCCGTGAGCTGAACAAGCTTTTCGGGTCTGTCGCTAACGAGACAAACAAGGTTGCTGTGGCGGCTTCTAACGCGGGTAAATCGCAGGAAGAGATTCGTGCGATTTATGAGCGAGGGTACCAAACGATTCGAAAATATGGGTACCAGGCGGGGTTGTCGTCTGAGCAGGTTGAGGACTTGGCGCGTGCTGCGTTCGGCCTGCAAGACAAGAACATTAGCATCAGCACGTTCATGGATGATAACGCCCGGGCGGTGGCTAACCGCACCGCTAAAGAGGTGAACGGCATCCCTAACCAGGTGCATGTTGCGGGCGGCACTATCGGTTTCGACCAGGCTACGGGCAAGGCAACGCAGCTGCGTGACGCCCTGGGTAATATTCCTGGGCAGAAGAACGTGAACGTGCAGGCGCAGGGTATCGAGGAGACTACTAGCGGTTTCAGTGAGGTTGCTAAGTGGCTTGAATCTATGCCCGGTAACAAAGAGATTGAGATTGATGCGACGGGCACGTTTGATGCGTCCTCAGCTATCCAGAGTGTGGGTGACGCGGTGAATGCTGTCCCCGGTTCGCACAACACCGATATGACGGCCACCACGGGTAATTTTGATTCTGCTGCGGCGCTAACCGCCGAGTCTGTGCGGAACCTCCCGAAGTCGCATAACACCGACATGCGGGGTGACGCATCGAATGTGAACCGTGCAGCATCGCAGGCGTCAGACTCGGTAGGTAAGGTTCCCGATAGGCACAACACTGAGCTGAACGTCGTCGGCCTCGGCGGGTTCGTAGGTAGCGTGCGCCGCGCTATCGACTGGGTGTTTTCAATCCCTACTGTCCGCGAAACGACGTTGCGGATCAGGAACATCACCGAGAATATTACCCACAAGATCGAGACCTACCGTAAGAAGTTTTTCGGGTTTGCCTCCGGCGGGCATGTGGGTGATACGATGCGCGGCTTTGCCTCCGGCGGGCTGATTAGCGGCCGCCCACCTGCGGCCCCGCATGTCGATAACCGGCGGGCGGTTGTTGAGGATACGGGCGAGCCTATCCGTGTGCGCTCTGGCGAGTTCATTATGAACGAGCGGGCTACGCGGCGTAACCGTCCGCTGCTTGAGTTCCTGAACGCCGGGGGTAACCCCCGCTCGGTGCGCGGCTTCGCCTTTGGTGGTTCGCCCGCACCTGTGGGGTTCGCGCCCGCACCTGACGCTAACCTGCGGATTGGGGAGCAGATAGCGGCGGCGTTGAGTGAGTGGAAGCCGGTAGTGGAAATATCGGGCACGAAATTCTGGGGCGTTATGGCTGAGTCGCGTACCCGCGCACGCCGGTAAAGATAAGAGGAAATGAAGGAAAGGAGGGGCGGCGCATGTCTAGGATGTGGATAGGGCGGCCCGCAACAATGGTGCCCGTGAAGGGCTACTCAGAGGTGACAACCACCCGAACACTGGTGAACAGGATCGACACAGACCCGCTCACGGGTGTGCGCCGAACCTCCTTCTACGGGCCTCCCCGCAGTATGCGTGAGATGCGCTGCACCTGGCGGGCTGAGGGTGAACAGCTCGGGATGATTGAGGGGTTACTGAACCTGTCCATGCTCGGCGGGTCACTAGTCGGCCCCGCTACCCCGCTCACGGTCATACCGGCCGGGGCGGAGCATATCAACGTCATGCCCCCGCGCACCTCACTGCTGCTGGATACTTACGGGGCGGTGTATTCCCCAATGATGGTTGATTCGGGTGGGCACGGCATCATATGGCCCGGCGGCACATCGGTGACAACCCCGACGTTTGTTAGGCAGGACATTCCGTTTCCGTGGGGCGGTGAGGTGGTGAACATCTCATGCGTGCTAGAGGATGACTCATACCTGCGCATCTGGTGGGGCGGCGGCCGCGCCGGACAATTCGGTGTAACCACCGTGGAAGGGCCGGGTAAGGGCGCGGGCGTGCACCGTAGGGAAGCCTACGTGCTCGTACCCAAAGCATGCACCCTCTACGGCGTACAGTTGAGCGGGACCGGCACCTGCGCATCAATGGTGCTAGGGCGCGAAAAGAAGCCCTGGACGGTAGGCGAAACGCTTATGGGTGGCATCGTTGATGATTACGAGGTGAAGCCGCTCTACCGGGGCGGCAGCAAGAACATTTCAGAGATCACATGCACGATCAAGGAAACGGGGAATGGTAGCTAATGGGTGCTGAGAATCCGGGGCCTACCCAAATCTGGGGGATGCAAGCCAGTAAGTCGTATGTGCGGGAAAAGGGTGTGCGCATCATCTACGCCCGCATCTATGTTGGCGGCTCCGATGAGGGTATGCACAAGGTGGAGATTTCTTCCGCGATGTCGGGTGACCTGCCTGGCCGCCTGGCTATCACCTCGGGGTTCAATCAGTCTACGGGAACTATTACATGGCAGATGACTGATGCGACACCGAACCTTTGGACGGGGTTCTCTGGTGGGCTGCGTGTCCCGAAAATCGGTGAGCGCATCGAAATTGACATATCCACGTCCCCGTCGGATATACCCGGCCCTAATAAGTGGGTGAGGGTTTTCACGGGCCGCGTGGATTTTAATGAGGTTCAGGACGGTAACCAGCTTGTCACCCATATTGTGGATGACTGGGATAAGTTCGGTAAGGGCGTTGAGGTCATGCCGCTGCTGCGGCACATGCCCGGCCGTAAGAACAGTGATTTTAAACAGTTCACCCCCGGCTGCTCGATTAATTACGTGGTGTGGGATGTGCTGGATCAGTGCGGTTACGCAGTGTCCCCGGCGTCGAAAGTTCCTCTTGGTGTCGATAAGCGGGTGGTGATGCACGCACCCCTGCAGGGCACTATGTGGACGGCATGGGAGCGGTATAAGGGTGCGTGCGTGAAAGCGGGGCCTACTGAGGAGTCCTACGACTTCTTCCCGACTTTTACCTACCGTGATAGCGGCGAATGCTACCTTTTCAAAGGGTGGGGCGTGTATGAGAACCTGGCTGAGAACCGGAACCTGCGGAACACGCAGCCGGTCATGGTTAGGTTCCGTGTGGGCGCCGGGCACACCGGTAAATTCACGCTCAAGCTGACGGTGGGCGGTAAGAAGGTCGCTATCACCCTTGAGGGGAATAAGAGGCTGTCTGTGCACCCCGGGAATAATCCGCAGTATGGGGATTTTCTGGTGCCTAAAGATGGTGTCGTGGAGTTCCTGATGCATGTGAACGGCCGCTGGGAGACGCGGCTAGGGGTTGAGGGTACGCCCGGCCCTAGCGGCGTACATGAAAGGTGGTGGGGGCCAAACAGTGAGGTCGGTAACTGTGAGATTATCGCCGAGCTAGGGTGTGAAATATCCGATGTTCTGGTAGCTATGGAGCCGCTGCCGCTATCGGGTAGGAAGCAGGCGCATGTGCGCATCCCCGACTATCTGAATAATCCTTATTGGGTGCCGTCTGTGCGTGGCCGTAAGGCGTCTGAGTTCCTTGAAGAATTGGGTGAACTGATTCACTGCGCGATGTGGCTTGATGCGGCGGGCGAGTTCCATTTCAAACACGGAACAATGCTACGTGAAGCCATGGAGAAGGGCGTTATCTCCGCCGATGATGTGGTGGACTACACGCTCAAGCAGGATATTCTGCGCTCCGGGTCTGCGGTGCGGGTGAAAAGCAAAATCACATGGATTTCCAACATGGGTGAGGTCGGGAAGATTCACCGCGCCACACTCTGGCAGGGCACCGGGCAGTCCATCCTGGGCAATGAGGTTGTTGAAGAGTTTATCGGCCCGGACGAGAACGAAGACTGGTTCGAGCTGGACGACGACATTATGTGGAACCTGCATAATTTCTTCAACACACCCATATCCCAGCACGGGAACGGGTGGAAGCGTGAGATAGAGAAAATCTACTACGGCTCCTGCTATTTCACTATCGGACAGAACGGGTACACGGGCTATATTGCCGCCCCGAGGATTGAGCGGCTCGCCTGGTGGCGGTGGAAGCTCACGATTGATAACAAAGCAGTGTTCGGGAACGGGGGAGAATCCTCCCGATCCACGATGCAGTTCCCCGTGAACAACCGCACCATGCCAGGCACCTATGAAGACATGTGGGGCGAAAAAATGCCGATCATACGCGGCGGCGCTAAGGCGAAAGCTAAAGATGATGGTGATGCTGTTGTTCTCGGGCCGCTGCGTGAGGCACCGGAGCTTGAGATAGACGCCGGTATTTGGGCGGGCAGCCGCGAACGTGCGCTTGAGCTTGCTAAGGATGTGGCCGCGTGGCTATCAGATTCTAAAGCAGTTTATTCAGACTCTATAAACGTGAATTTCGACCCCGGTTACCGTGTGGGCGATGTATACCGGTGGGAGGTGCCGGGTCTTAGTACCCGCGTTTATTGTCTCGTCCTGGGTGTTGAGCACCGCCCGGGGGAGGATCGCACCGAGCTTACGGTGCGCACTTACATGCAGTTAGAGTAGGAGAATTTGTATGGCTGAGTACTGTACGGTGACAGCTAATTTTTTGACGATGCAGGAGCGGGGGGGTGCCCCGGTTCCTGTGTCTGGGCGTGTTGAGTTCACGCCTACCGCGCACGCTTTTAGTGGTGACGCGGTGTTTACGCAGGCGGCCCGCACCGGGTACGTGGTGGGCGGGGTTCTGTATGATTCGCCTGACGCAACTACTGCTGGTGTGCGGCTTGTCGCCCCGTCTCCTGGTGTGTCGCCGGAGCGGTTCGGGTACAATGTTACCGCGCATTTGCGTGATGGTGAGGGCCGCCCGGCCCCTTACCCATGCGGGTTTATCAACCCTACGGCTGGGGGGGTGCTGAATCTTGCTGAACAGGCCCCGGTACCTGATCCTGGCTCGCCGTCTGGGTGGTCTGCGCGCGGGCCGCGTGGTGAGGTGGGGCCGCCGGGTGTGCAGGGTGAGCGTGGCTTGCCTGGGCCGCAGGGAGAACCGGGGCCTCCCGGCCCGCCTGGTGCGCCGGGGCAGCCGGGGCAGCCGGGCCGTGATGGGGGGGCGTTTGATGATTCAAAGATTCTGCGCCGCCTTGAGGCTCTTGAGACCGCGCCGAAGCAGGCGGCACCCACTCAATCGGGTTACAGTGTGAGCGTGATTGACGCCCCCTATGGTGCAGACCCTACGGGTAAGGCTGATGCTACTGCGGCGATCCAGGCGGCTATTGATGCTGTGTATGCTGCTGGTGGGGGGGCTGTACGCATCCCAGCCGGTAAATATGTCGTCAGCTACCCGTTCATCAAGCTCAAGGGGTTTGTGCAGGTTATCGGCGATGGTGACGGCACCCAAATCCTAGCATCAGACGGCACGCCTATCACGGAGAAGACAGGGGTTTTCCATACCGGTACGTGGAATGAGCGTGCCTTAGACCCCGACCTGATTCATTTCGGTGTGTCTAGCGTGTGGATTCGCGCCCACCGGACGGGCCGTAACCACCAGCCCGCCATCGCAAACCTGTGCGGCGTGCTACTAAACACTGATCTTGGGGATTCCCCTGCTGAGCCGGACGCCGCACCGACCATGAATAATGTGAAGGTCTGGGATATGGAGACGGGCGCGGCGATCCTTGGCCGCGACGACCAGGCAATGGACGTGTGGAACCTCAAGATACGCAACACGCTGCAGGCCGGGCTTGTTGTGGGTAAACCTGATGGGCACCCCGAGCTGGTGGCGAAGGTTGCGGGCGGGAACGGCGGCGCCGATAACCAGTTCTTCGGGCTGAATGTCGGCGGTGCGAATCAGTCACAGGGTGGTTACGCCGGTGTTGAGGTGTATACGTCTCAGTGCACTTTCGTTCATTCCCGTGTGTGGTTTACGCACCGCGCCGCTTCGTGGCAGCAGATATACGCCCTGCCTGTGGCTTCGGCTGATGGCACTGATATTACTGCTGGCGCGCCGCAGGGTGAGAACCGGGCCGCGCAGAAAGACGGCTCGGGATGGTTCATCAAGGGAACTAAATGTATCTTCACGGGCTGTTTGGCGCAGGAGAACGGTGGGCACGGGTTCCTTGTTTATTGGGGGCAGAATCAGCTCACGAATTGCCGCGCCGAATCATCCTCTTACCGCGACACGGTTAACGGGTCTGCCCGTGAGGGTGACGCCGCCGATTTCTATATTGCAAACGGGGGGGCGGACGGCACTATTATCACCGGCTGCATTTCGCAGAAGGTTGGGGGGCGCGGTGCTGGCGCACGCTGGGCCTTCTACATTGAAACCTGGTTCAAGGGCCTAACTGTTACCGGGTGCGCAGCTAAGGATGTTGCAGGCCCGGCCGGGTCTGAGACTGGGCCGGTGCGGTGGCGATCCCCGCAGGGCGATAACGTCTTTATCCAGGTGGATACGGTGTTTTTCACTACCCGTAAGGCTGGCGCTGGGTTGCAGGGGCCGAAAGGCGACCCTGGGCCGAAGGGCGCGGACGGGGTAGGGGTGCCGCAGAAGCTTTCTATCGCCGGGAGTGAGCTTACGCTCTCACCTGATGGGGGTACGGTAACCTTGCCTTCTACTGATTTATCTTCTCTTGTTTCTAGGGCTGATGCGCTTGCCCGCCGGGTAGAGGCCCTGGAAGCACGCCCGCAAGGCGGCGGCGGTGGCGGGGCTGTGATGAAGCCTCGTAAGCGGTACGGTCTGACGTGGGAGGCAAGGGACACGACAAACGTGAACGGCAATGGCAATAATGCACTATTGCGTCATTTCCTAGAGTTTGACCCAAATACGGGGCTAGGGATAGTGCATTTGGATTTCACAATACAGGCCGGGAAAATTCCGAGCGGATCCCTGTTCTCCATCCCTGACACGGGGCCGGTGGCATCATCTCTGGTTGAGATGCAGTCAGTAACACCAGGCGGCGGCGGCATTTGGATAGAAAAAGGTAGCCGTCAGGTACAGACTGACAGGATAAGCACCCCAGGGCGCTACATCCTGAACATTGTCGGATTTTTTGAGGAGAAATAATGAGTAAATATGAGGGGCCTTTCTGGCTCGTGGAAGCTAAGCCAGGTAATACGGCTCCGCCCGTGTCTGATACTGCTGCTGATCGCGGTTACCACGTCGTGCATAGTGATGTGGAGCCTGAGCCTGCCAAGGATGGGCAGCAGTGATCCCAGGGACAGCGTATGAGGGGTGATGATGGGCACTAACATTCCACCCGATTTCTGGGTTGCGCTCATGGACGTTCTCAAGGCGGCTGCCACTCTTTCGGCGGCCGCTTTCGTGTCATGGGCTGCCGTGAAGCTTAAGGATGTGCGGGCGGGGCTGCACCGTGTTGAGCACCAGGTGAAGAACCATCATCAGACGAATCTGCGTGATGATATTGACCGGAACCAGGCGGCGACCGCTAAGGGTATTGCCGATGTTATCACGCAGCTTGCGGAGATCCGTAAGGAGCAGGAGAAGACGGCGGCCATGTTGAACCTTGGCCTGTCTGAACATGCTGATATGCGCAAGGACATTGGAGGTATCCGGGGTGATATACGGCATGCGCGTGAGTTGGCTGACGCCGTGGATGCTCGGGTGCGGTCTTTGGAGGCGCGCCAGGTTTAGGCGTGTTTTTTTGGCTCGGTGATGCGAGCTAACACCCCAGTAAAACAAGGTGAACTATCACATATAAGGAGGTGGGGCCTATGGCCTACCGATTTCTTACACAATACGACGCGCTACGGTTCACACCAAACGCGCTAGTCCAGTCCGTTTTCGGGTTCCCCCGTGTAATCACAAACATCACGATTCATTGGTGGGGCCGCCCAGAGTGGAAGCAAAAATTTGATGAAGTAATCAGGTTCTTCTGCGAGCTGAATAGCACGCAGACTAGCGCGCACGAGGTCATTTCTGATGGCGTTGTGGCGTGCCTTGTGGATCACGCTAACGCAGCCTGGGCGAACGGCAACAGCAAGGGTAATGCGCAGTCAATCACCCTGGAATGCAACCCACGCATGTCTGCTGGCGACTTCGAGACCGTGTGTGAGCGAGTCGCCGACATCTGGATCATGCACGGGCAAATCCTGCCCGTCACAGAGCATCGGGACTGGTTCGCAACGGAGTGCTGCGGCACCTACCGTAAGGGAGAGGTTGCGGCCCGCGCCCTGCAAATCTACGAGGCGAAAAAAGGTAAGACCGCTATCACTAAGGTTGCTGAGAAGGCGACCCAACCCAAGGGAAAGGACGATAAGAGCATGGCTGACGCTATTAGCGAGCTGCGGGACAGCTGGGCACCCGGCATTGAGCATGTGCGCCATCACGGCGCTAACTGGATGGCGCTGCAGAACGTGAGCCGCCAGACTCAGGAGCTGAAGGACACCTGGACGCCGGGCATCCCGAACGTCAAGTTTGAGGGTTCCGCATATAAGCTGCTCCGTGAGAATTTGGAGGCGCAGCGTGAGACTAACGCGCTGCTGAAGCAGCTTATCGCAGCCCAGACTAGCAACAAGGTAGGAGAGTAAAAATATTATGGATGCAAAGCGTAAAGTTGGCCCCGTCACTGCTGCTGCGGGTGTAGGTACCGCCGTCGCCGGTAGCCTCACCGTTATTACCGGCTACATTCTTAGCCGCTACGGTGTTGAGCTGCCTGCTGATGTGTCGAATGCGGTGTTTATCCTGATTTCTACGGTGGGTACTATCATCGGCGGGTTTTTGATCCGTGGTGAGAAGCCTACCTTTGAGGGGTTGATGGAGGCGGCCGCCCGTGGGGTGACCGGTGTAGACCCTAAGGATTCTGCGGCTGGTGAGACTACTTACCCGGCTTCCCCGGTGAATGATTTTGAGATTCCGCGTGAGACTTACGCGCCGAAGCACGCCGATCAGAGCGCCTAGCCGGTAGTGTGATTGTGGCCCCGCCCGTCCCCTGTTTTGTGGGGGTGGGCGGGGCCGCTCTCTTTTTATGCCGTATGGTGGGTTAGCACCCATTCGGTCATACTGTTTGTCTGGGCGGGTAGTGTTTCTGGGGCGGGTAGCGCCGCGATTAGGGGCATGATGCTATGCGCGGGGGTGTACGCAATGGGCGTGCTCATTCGCCCCACCCTTCGCGGTTTGATCGCTCGGCCCTCACCTGGGTTAGCGCTTCAAGGTATTTCTGCGTGGCTTCTTCATCGGATAGCCCGGTGATGTTCACGTATATGCTGATGGCGTCCTGATTCATGCCTTCAACGTATGCAGCGTGTTCACGCAGCTCTTGCGCTGTGAGCTGCGATTTATCGACGCGCCCGTACATGTAAGTGTCTTCACCGACTTCTTCTTTCTCTAGCTTTATGGGTAGCTGCCTAATGGGTGATTCCCACATTTTCATTTCCTTTCTTTTAGCGTATTTCCGTGTATGCCCCGTGTATCTCTGATGCTGCGAGAATTTCGGCATCTTTCGCACTGTAGGCTACTAGTGCTGAGGGTGCCCCGGCTGGGTGCGCGCCTGCTAGACCACTGGGACGGCAGAAAGTTATTCTGCCACTGATCCATAGGATTCCGTGTGCGTGCGGAAATACGTGCTGCTGCCAAGCTTTTGTGTCTGTACGCGCAAAAATGAGCGCTATCCCGGTTCCGTCTGCTTCTGCGTGGTCTGCCATGCGTTCTAGCCATTTCCCGATTCCGCGCCCGTATGGTGGGTTGAGCCACACGCGCCCAAACCAGGGCATTATGAGTCCGTTATGTTGCTCCGTGTAGTGGACTTTCGCGGTGTCCCAGGGGCGCGGATCGGCGGCGCAGGGGTCTAGGTCGAACTCCCCGAGCTGTTTTAGGATACTGGGGGGGGTGAGCCATACGTCGCCGCTGTCGCCTCGCTGTGGGAATGACATTCTCGGCTCCTTTGCTATTGTTCCTATACCTGCCGTGAGGCGGGTCATTATTCTTTTACGATGTGTACCGATGGGCGGGGTTCTTCTACCGGTGCGCCGTCCGGGCCGCGCATATGAGCCGCAACATATGTGGGGCGTATACGCTGGTTGCCCGGCCCGTAGTGCTGCATGCGCCAGTACCCGCGCACTTCTACACGGTGGCCCATGCCGCGCCGTGACGCTCCCGCCCCGTTACCGTGGGGGCGTTCACGCACGTACACTGCGTTGATAGCGCGGGTGTCACGCGCCGCACCTGTTGCCTTGTCCCCTTGGGTGCCCGGCCGGTACGGGCGTATATCGCCGATTGAGGGTTCACGCGCTACCGTCCATGTTGTGACTAGTAGGCGGGATAGCCGGGCGTGCAGGCCCGTGTTGCCTTCCACTTCGCGCCATATGCGCCCGCGTGAGGTGCCTAGCAGCATGTAGAGGTCTTCACGCACCCATGCGGCACCCACAATTTGGATGGTCGCGGGGGTGGATACCATGAACGGCGATGCGTCACTGATGCTGTCGGGCGCGTCACCCCACGGCGCTACCTGGTCTGTCCCGCCGTCCCATACGATTACCCCGGCGTCAGACGGCATATGCTCCATGTGGGGCATGTAGTGCAGCAGGAACTCGGGGGCCGTGTCTATGACCGTTTCGGTCATGCCCGCGTGTACCCACCATAGGGCGCCGTCTTCTATGCCTGCACGGTGCGCCCGGTATTTGGCTACATACCAGACCCCTTGTGTGCATGTGCTGATCGCCGTCTCAAGGTGCCCTATTAGCTCCTGTTTGATGGTGGGCATGTCACGGGCGCCGCATGATGCGCTACGCATTCTCTTTGCTCTTTTTCTTGTACGGGCCGCGTGGCTTGGGGTGTTTCGCACGCCAGGCGTCGATTGTCTCGGGGAGCCATAGGGGGGTGCCGTTCGCTCCCCATGCGTCATTATCCAAAGGGTGCACGGCCAATAGCTTGTATACTGCGTCGCGGGTTACGCCGAGGCGCCGCGCAACATCGCTGGGGCCGAGGTAGCTAGGTTTCTTTGTCATTCCTCTTTATCCTCTCTATACTTATCTTCATAAGTTGTTGTTTCCCGCTTGGTATGCGGGTAGGGGCGCCGCCGCGCGAGATTTAAGGGCGGCGCCCCTCCTTTTTCTATTCGGCTGGTTTGACTTCTACCCACCATTGGTTGCCGTGGTGGCTTACGCTTTCTTCGCTGCGGCCAATGTAGGCGGCTACCCCCTCAGGTGTTAGCGGCATCGGCTCGGTGTGCAGCACTACATATGTTCCTTCGTCGTAATCCCACCAGGTTTCTAGCTCGTGTGAGCTTAGCTTTTCACGTACATGTTGTTGTACCTCGGGGAGGTCGATGAACCATTCATAGGCACCTTCAGGGGTGTCTAGTAGCTCACCCTCTTCAATATGGCGGGAGTAATCACCGATGCTGTCGCTATATGCCCAATGCGCTAGCTCCTGTAGTGATCCGGTGCGTTCTGCGGTGATTTTCCCGTTTTCGATTACGCGGGCTATGTACTGTTTTTCCATTGTTCTGTTCCTTATCCTTAGTAGTTGCGTGCAAAATTTTTGAGGCATTCGTTCATGGTGCGCCCGTGGGCCGCAGCCAGCCTCCACCTGTCCCATTGGTTAGTCATGTAGTCTGCTGTTGATGGGTGGTACGTTGCGAACCATTCCCCAGCGGCGGGGACGGGGCCGCCTTCGCTACGTTCCATTGTGCCTATCCGCAGGTTGCCTTGCATGATGTAGTGGTAGCCGCGGCTGATTCGCTTGATTTTTAGGTTTTTCATTGGGTTGTTCCTTTTTGGGTGCCCCGCCCGTGGTGGGCGGGGCGTTGGGTTGAGCTGGTTTTTATATCTACCAGGGTATGCGAATACATACAATATCTTCGCGAGTGATACCGAAACGATCTAACAGCTCGTCCTCGCACCGCTCATACGGTTCTGATTCGTCCGCACGGTCACCGTTTTTCCCGTCATCGAATGCGGACATATCGTCGAGGTCTTGGTTTCCGAAGACAAAACCGAGACTGTCAAAATCCCCCAGGTCTTCGGGCCATGAAACTAAAAGTTTGGCAATATAGGTTTGCCCCTCTAGCTCCCACTCGATCATTGCTTTAGCCCCAGCTTTAAGGTATTCCCTGAGGGTATTTTTTGCGTCTTCATAGCTCACACCTTCTTCGAAGCGGGCGGCGAAGTCCTGCATTTGCTGGCTCTCTTCGTCTTCATGCTCATGCTCATCGGTAGCGATGAGAGAATTTACGTATTCCTCATCCTTGAGCAGTTCAATGAGGGTAGAGGCGTATGCCTTGGTGAGGTGGCTCAGCCGCTGGTTGCGGGTTGCCCGGTGATCATGGGCTTTGTCTGAGGCTGACCCGGTTTTGCGGATTGCCTGGCTAAACTGCTCGTCGGAGAGGTTTTTAGCGAGGGATTCGATGTACCGGCGCTGTGCTTCTGTGGAGTTGTTGTTGCGTGCCATTTTACGGCTCCTTTGGTTGTTGTTTCCTGTGGGGTGGTTTCCCCTACATCTAATACTATACAGGGTGTATAGTCC